ATCAAGCCAAGACTCTAGTTGGTGACAATCCTATCATTCAAGGCTTAATCGCTAAAGAAATGGTATCATTGCTTGCACCACCAGAAGAAATCTATGAATATCAACAGGCTATTCTCAAGTTGTCTAGCCCAGAAATGCAGGCTCTTGCAGAAGATCAAGAACGTGAAGTTTACACACGTGATATCGGTGATCAAACCCCTGACACGGGATCTGATGAATCTGTATCTGAAATGATTGAGAATCAAGTATATAGTGGCGTCGGTACCGGCATCACATACACAGGACAATCAAGTTATAACCCAATCGCCGATCAATTAGTCGGTCAAGCAGCAGGACGTTAAGGAGTACATATATGCTAGCAAACAATCTCAAAATCTATTTGGCAACCGTTACGAGTTTTTATCTAAAGGCTCACGGTTTTCATTGGAACGTAACGGGAAGTAATTTCCCTCAATATCACATGCTGTTAGATAGTATCTACAGTGATGTATACGGTTCAATTGACCCCACAGCAGAGTACATTCGTTCATTAGGCGAATTTGCTCCAGCAAGTTTCACACGTTATTCTGAATTAACAAAGATAGAGGATCAACTAAAGATTCCAAAAGCAGAATTGATGTTGAAAGAGTTATTGAAAGATAACGACCTGATCATTGAAATGTTGAAAGACTTATTCGATGAAGCAACTGAAGCCCGTGAAAATGGCATTGCTAATTTTCTTGCAGACCGTCAAAGTATGCATGGTAAATGGCATTGGCAACTAAGTACGACGGTTGAATAAAAAGATAAATACTTTCTGTAAGAACAAATTAACTCCTACTCGGTGGCTCCGTTAACGCTATATTAACATATAAGGAAACAAACAAATGAGCGATTTTCGTAATGAAACAAACAACGTTGGCAACGTTAGCCAAACTGAAACCAACCAGTCTGATGTAAGTCAGGATAACGGTGGCGAGCAAACGCAAGTAAACGCTGGTGCGATTCGTAAGAGTCAAACTAACGGTATCTTGAATGCATTGAGTGCAGCAAGTGGTCAACAATTTGACTCAGTTGAAGCAGCAGTAGCATTCATGGCACGTACAAGCGCAACGCAAGCAAACATCGGTGGTTCCGTGCAACCGAAGGTAGACAATCAACCTAAACAGGGTAGAGCAACTACTAATGATCTCCAAGAGCAGTTCAGTGCTATGCAATCAAAACTTGCAAGACAAGAACAGACTCTACGTGAGAAAGAGTTAGATGGTGATATTCGTTCTGTGATGGGTGATAAGTTCGATTCCGATCTTACTGATTACGCTATGACTAAAGTTAAGTCCAATATTCAATGGAATGACGATGGTTCATATGTTATCGTAAATGGTAAGGGACAAGAACGATATTCACAAGATGGTACACCTTTATCAATTCGCGGGTTAGTTGAAGAAGTCGCAAAGGGCAACCCTAAACTTCTTAAGCAGAGTAATCTAACTGGCGGATCAGGTTTACGTCCTGGACAAGGAAACTTTGCTGGCGAATCTCAAGAAGGCATTCCTGATTATTCTCGTGATCCTGCTGCATTTAATGCATGGGCAACACGAAATGGTCTAGGTAAAGCAGTCGGCTTGAAAGGCGTTGGCGTAACAGTTTCTAACTCTGCGACAAGTAAAAAATTATTCTAATTGCCAACAATTTTATATTAAAAGGAAAACAAAATGGCTTATATCTTAGGTGGTGGAAACGACGAAGGCTACGGCTTCGAAAAAGCAATTGCAAACTTCGCAATCAAAGCAGTTCACGAATCAGTCGGTTTAGTGAACATGACGACAGTGGTAACTCCAACACAGGGTAATGTGTTCGAAATCCCAATCTTCGCTCCAATTACATATCAAGACTACAATCCTGCTGCAACAAGCGGAAGTGTTTCTGGTAATGCTAACGAGCAAAACCCTGCATTAGGTCAGAATTCTATTACTGCTAGCCCAACCGCTGCAGCAACTGCATTCGACATCTTCTACGGCTGGACAACTGCGTTCAATCTTGCATCTACATTAGGTGGCGAGTTGGGTGAGAGTTTCGCTGAAAAAGTTGACCAACGTGTCGCTGGCGCTTTCACAAGTTTCAAAGCAACTCCAGGTAACACATACTACGCAACTAGTGCTGACGGCTTCAAGCGTCCTTCAGCCCTAGGTGCTATGGAATTGGTTGCTGTTGGTGATACATCAGTAACTGCTACTCCAGGCTTCACTGCTACTTCTGTTCTTGAACTTATCCGTAACGTTAAGTTGAACTGGAAGAAAGCACGTTTGCCAGGTAGCCCTGCTGTTATTCTTGATCAAGACACACAGTTCCGTCTATTAGGCGAACTAACTGGTGGTGCTGTTTCTCAACAAGGTGGTGCAAACCTATCTGACTTGGGTAACGAATTGCTATCAAGCGGTAAGATCGAAAATATCTATGGCGTAATGTGCCTATTCACAACATTCTTGCCTACAGCAAGTCGTGCTGTTGCCGGTAATGCTGCTGCTGACATTTTCGTCGGTGGATATATCGGTGATCAAGCAGTTTACACTGTTATGAAGCAAGGTCTAGAGATCAAGATGGGCGAGAAGCCAGGTGGATTACAGATGTGGTTGACAGGAATTGGATATTTTGGTTCTGGCGCTGGTGATCTTCGTCGGGGCGGTGCAATTAACATTGCTCAAGCCTAATCGAACTATATCACTAACTAAAGGAAAATAAAATGAGTGTACCATTTCAACGAATCTCAAATGCTACGGTAACTGATATTCAGTTCTACGACCCAGCCGCTGAAAGGCGTGCAGCAAGTCTTGGAGTGAATTGGGACACTTATTTTCATGTAGGCTCGCAAGAGATTCTATATCAGTTAGAGTTTGGCTGGTGGCCTAAGTATGTAGAAAATACTTGGGGCGCATGGTACTTTAAGAACAACAAAGATGGCAAAGTTATTTCGGCTTTTGACCCTACTAAGTTGATGCTTGGAGATCAAACTCTAATTCGCTTGGATTGTTTCAAAGCAATCACAATTTTTTACGAAAGTCTAGTAAGTGATGTTTCAAACATTAACGAAGTAGACAAAGTTAACTACGAGCATTCATTAGCACGATACCTAACAGAGTATGAAAAGGCAACACAATTGTCCAACTTCTATGATTTGTATGGCGACGGAGTGATTACTAAGTTAGAAGAAAATTATCAAGCAGACGTAGATTTCTTTCAAGGCGACAGGAGATATTTCTAAATGAGTCAACCATTAGTAACATCACAACAAGTAGCAGATTACTTCAAAAAACTTAAAACGGGTTTTGAAGTTTTTACTGAGTACGCTGTGAACAAAGAGATAAACAGACACGGGATATATATTAATGATCCTTCTGCGAGTAATCGTGTGCCTTATCAACTTGCAGTCACATATGGTGGTAACATTTATGAAACGACTGATCAAATGTTCATTGTTCTCGTCACCTTCCAAGATGATGTAAACAAAGATCGTGCAGTGGCAGCAATCACAAACATAGTCAATGACAATGTTTTACTAGATGGCTATCACAAACGTGAATACACCATGGCTCAGACTTATCTTAACCGCGCAGAATACAGGACCTTCAGTTTCAATTTAACAAGATTAGAATTTCAATAACCATTACACAAGGAGCAATCAACAATGGCACGTATTACTAACAACACAACTGGTACACAACCAGTTATCGTATTATCTACCGCTACTTCTGGTGGTAATCTAACTATCCCGTTCATTCAGGATATCACAATTACTAACAGCACTGGCGTGTATGCATATACAACATTCTCTGACGTAGACACACGCAAGTTGTCAACACCAGCAGACAACGAAATCAGCACCAACATCGTTATTGATGATGTGGCTTACTTCGGCAATGCATCAGCAACTGCTAACACAGCAGCAAACCTAGGTATTTCTAGCATCAGCGTTAACAAAGTACTAGTTACTTTTGAAATCTACTGGGCTGGACAAACTGCAGGCGCAACTGACCGCGTAACAACTGGTACAGGATTCATCACGAATCTAGCACCAACTACAAGTCCAGAGGCACCAGTTTGGGTCACACCATTGACTATCGCAGTTGATGGCACAATGACTAGTGCTTCAAACGGTTAATCTACTCAGAGATGGGAAGATATAATAGGGGACTAGTTCCCCTATTTTTATGAAAGAAACAAATGAACAACAATGACAACAAATCAAATATCTGGCTTAAAAGTTCAGAACAAAAATTAGCAGCATTAATCGCTGATGAGGCTAAAGGTGCAGCAATGCTTAATGATGTATCAAACACAGTAAGACAACTCAAAGCAAAAAGTTCTTTTCGCATCGCTATCATCAATCAAATGATAGAAGATGGCGAATCTAAGAACGACTAAATACAATGTGAAAACAATTTAACTTTTAAGGAACAAATTAATATGAAACTTTCAGCACTAACAGCAAAACCCGTTCTCGTACAAATCGTTTTAGACGATGAATCAACACTAAAAGAGTATGGTGAATCAGTAGACTTCTATACATGGGACCGTCAACCAATGGATGTGTTCATGAAACTAGCAAGCGCAACACAAGACAACACAAGCGGTATCATTGAAATTGTTAAGACTCTGGTCCTTGATGAAAAAGGTGTAGAGATTCTTAAAG